TACCGTCGTCACCCGCCGTGGTGACCGCCATGATGAGCTTGTTGCCGTATGCCTTCGTGGCGTCCTTCAGACGGCCATAAGGGATGGCGTTCTTGTACAGTTCCAGCTCATCCAGCAGGACAACGTTTGCGTTGAAGGCGTCAAACACGTCCGGTTTGTAGGCAAGCGCTTCAAAAGAAATCTGCCCATCCCAGATCGGGCCTTCAAAGCTATGGCCGAGGGAGCTGTCCAGCATCCGCAGGCCGTGAGCGGGGTCAATATCCATGGTCAGCCCCAGCCGGCGGAGGTTATAGCGAAGAAAACCGAAGCCCTCCATGTTCTGCTTCATGGAGCCGGACACGGTTTTGATCTTGCTGAAGGAACGGGCGTACCAGAGGCCAACCGCCCAGCAGAAGGATGTGGCGAAGGGCGTCTTTCCGTTCTTCCGCGCCAACATCGCAAGCACTTCCTGGAAGCGCCGGAGGTCGGTGCCGGGGTAGAAGAAGCCGCAGACGTTGTAGATCACGAATAGCTGGAAGGGTTCCAGTATCAGGGGCTTGCCCCGAAGGGGACGCCCCAGCAGATCCTCGCCCTGCTGGTGACAAAACAGGCTTTCGATGATCTCGATAATGGTTTCCGCCATGCCGGTGCGGAAGTTCCACATGGGGTTTCGCAGGTCGGCAAGGTACCGGCGGGCAGCTGCCTGTGTATCCAGGCAGGCGTCCGGGCTGTCAACGGTGTCCCGGGCGTAATCCAGGACGATGGACTCATGGGGTGCCGCCATTGTGATTCCCCCGGATGCCGTCCAGCAGCTGGGACAGCATCGGATTTGCGGAAGATGCAGGCGCCGCGACATCCCCGGAGGGGGCGGCCTGACGCCGAAGCCGCTGCAATCCCTTCGGCGTTAAGCCGAGGGAATCCTGACGCGCCAGAATATCCCGGCGAAGCTTGGAAATTTCCGCGTACAGCGGGTCCGTGATGGACGGCGCGGTCTTCGGATCCGGCGCCGTGGCTTTCCACGCCTTCATTGCCCGGCTCAGCTCCCGCTCCTGGATGCAAAGCACATGAATCGCGCCGTCAAAGGCCGGGTCGTAGACGCCCAGGTCTGTCAGCTGCTGGATGTATTGCTGCTCTTTGGCCATTTTCGGCACCTCCGTGTACCGTGTCCGGGTTCCGTGTCCGCGTTCCATGTGCGCATCGTGGCCGCATACGCGCCCGGGTACTATGCGGCGCAAAAATTTTTGAAAAATTTCGCCGCCGCGTGTGAAAGGAGTTCCCCGCCCAGCTGTAAGCGTCCCTAAAATTCGGCGGAAGGGGGTGGGGGGGTGCGATTTTTCCAGGAAAGCCCCAGCGCCGTGAGCTTTCGCGTGTCCCGGTCGTGCATGGCGTCATGGGCCGAGCTGCTGAGGCTGACCAGGTTCCACAGGCAATAGGCATACTCGGGATAATCCTCCGCCGGCCAGATGTGATGCACCACCGTGGCCGGGACACGCCGTCCGTATCGGGCAGCCTCCCGGCAGAAGCCGCGGTCACGGCGCAGCGCCCGCTTGCGCAGATTCCGCCAGCGCTTGTTTTTACGGCTGTAGTCGAACATACGCCACCTCCGGGGCAAAAGAAAAAGCCTGCACCAAGCATCGCTCTTGCGATACATGGCACAGGCTCAAGGCACAGGCACTCGGGAAATATTCACGATCAGCTCAGCGCCGCAGCGCTTGCATTTTACCGGCAGATTCTTCGCTGTCGTCTCCGGCAGCAGGTAGGCAACCACGCCCCTCCGGCATATCGGGCACAAGGCTTTTTCCCTTGTTTCCGTTATTTTACCACACGCGGGAGAAATATGCAATAGCCGCGAAAAAGTTTGTTTCTGTGTGTCCATTGGTTAGTACCTCCCTCCAGCCGATATAGGAGGAAGCACCCCCTATTCGTCACATGTTTTCAATGTAAATGATGGTCTTATATCCGCCGT